AGGCCGCCTGGCCCACCGAGGAGCCCGTATGTCCGAACCCCCTGGAGCCGTGGCAGACGATAGATAAAACAACGCTCCTCGCCTGGAGGGTGCTACTGCTACCGAAATCCGCGACGTTGCCTATAAATAGATTGGACTCAACCTGGACTAATGCCATTTCCCCTCCTCATATTAGGTCGCTCTCAATCTGGATTCGGCGGCTCAGGAGCGTCGCCAGGTCGCCAGAGGGTCTATCTGGTACAACGACCAGCGTATCAGTGATAGCGTTGTAGGTTGTTTCCAGCACATAAAATGTTCGCAGGGCATCCAGCGTCGTGGTTGAGATGGTGCCTGGGACGAAATCATCAACCCGCAAAACGTCCCCAGCCCTCAGCCAGTATTTACTCATCTCTACCCTGGCCCCGTTAATGGCGACCAGGTGCCGAGCAGCCCTGGCGCTCCAGACCTGGCCTCGGATTTCGAAGGACTCGGACTGCCTGGGGAATGCCCGTGTCGCCAGAACCGTGTCCCGCATATCATTCTCAATCGTGGAGGAGACGCCAGCGGGGACGGTAATTTTAAGCTCCCGCCTGGGGTAGAGAGCGAGGCTGTCAGTGTTGGTTGAAACCGTCCCCTCGGTGCCCGCCTTCACGGGGAGGATTGCGTTTCGGAGGTGGGTGGCGTCTTGCTCCAGCCGATAGGTCATCTCAGAGCGGCGGGTAAACCAGTCCACCGTAGCAACGGCCCTTTCGTGCCAGTGAAATATTCTATCCTCCCAGACGGCGGCATACCACGGGATTTCGCCCGTATCGGCCGTAGGGGCCAGGGTCTTAATTATATGGTTCTGCGGATAGTCCCGTGTATGAAGCTCGGTAATGCCTACTAGGTCATTTGTATTAGCATCTATTTCAGCCGTGCTGGAGCTTATATCTGGGGCTTCCGTCGGCACCATGTCCCTGATGACATCATCGGAGCCCCCATGGGTGGACGCCCAGTTCGTGGAAGTACCGTCCTCATCGTCATAATATTGGTCACGGAGGCATGACCAGTAACCGAACGCCTTGACATGGAGCCCCTGGAATCCAGCATTGCTGACAACGGCGCAGCGCATGACCCGTCCCTCCCATACGACAAGCGGCCCCTCCAGCACCTGCAACAGATAGAAATGATAGCCAGGGAGATGCTCACGGTTGAGGGAGAGCCACGCCTCCTCAAGGCTCATCGGGATTACCAGGTCACAGTCCCTGAATCCACCGTGGAGCGCCGTGGAAAATGTCAGCCGTTGATACGGTGCCGTCCACTCAGCTATGAGGTTCGTCTTGCTCGTACTATCCCAGAGGTTAACAGTAAGTGGCGAATGAGGGAATACCATCAAATCACCTGGAGATACCTGGGCACAATCCGAACCCCTACAGTCCACCCGTCAGCTATGTCAGCGGAGCCGTTGTCCGATATGGCATAAATCCGAGTCCCGCATGGATGAGCCCCTGGCGGGTTGCTCTGTTGGCAGGGTGGGTAGCTCTGGATAACGTCCGAGGTATTGAGTAACGCCAACGCCCTCTGGTCGCTCTCGGAGTCCATCAACACTACGTCGCGGCTGCTTGCCTTGGAGCCGATAATACCGAACCCTACATCCACGGGGAGGAGCATCATATAATCGACCTGGGTGTTCCCTTGAGTGCAATCGGAATTGTGCATTGCCAGCCGTATGGTGAACGGAGCCTGGGTCTGGTTGTCGGGCGTTGATTTGGCTGGTATCTGGAGGGAGCCCAATTCATAGATGCCAATCCCTCCCATGTCTACGTACTGGCTACAGGTTGAGGGTGTCTGGGTTACTCCGCCCTCCGAATAACCGACGCCCATGTGGATGTCGCTGCACGATACCGCCCCGCACTGGCCCCTGACGAGAACCCTGAAAGCTCCATTTGGCGGGGTGGCTAGTTCCTCGGTGACAACCAGGGGACTGGCCGCAGTGGTAGAGGCCGCAACGTTGGTGTTGCCTGTGCCTGCGTGGGAATTAGTACAGCCGCCCGCACAGGCCAGACCCGTGAAGCATTCGGCCTCCAGAAATACGGTGTCCAGCATTCGGCCCGCCTCTCTCGCTCCGAGGTAGATTTTAGTATGGGCCTCATTCTCATACAACTTGACCTGTAGGGCTCCAGGTACATCTCCTGGGGTGCAATAAATGTCAATATAGTTGGTGTGGCATTGGGCGTTGTCATCGAAATGGTTTCCCAGATAACGAGAGGAAACGAAGGTGCAGCTGATGGTGGAACCTTTGGCCAGGACAACACCGTCATAGTAACCAGTAATATCCTCTGAGCCTCCCGTCTGGACGCTCTGGAGCAAACGGAGTCTAACATGGTCGGTATTGGCTGGGGCTGTTTTGTTCAAAATTTGTTTGTGGACGAAATCCGAATCCGTAACCCCTCCAGCCTCGTTGAGGGCGTTGTCCGTGATGGTGGCATTGGAAGAATTCTCGAAAATGAGGTGAGCATTTAAGGCATCGGACTTACTAGCCGTTACACTGTTTTCCGTGATTTTACGCCAGTATCCCAGGGACACCACATCGCCCTCGGCAAAGGTGCCCGCTGGAGTCCGTTGGCTCCACCCTGCCGAGTTCCCGCCGTTGGTGTCGATTTTGCCCGAGGCCAATCCGAACTTGGCCAGGGTCGTGTCCCTTGTCGATGTCCCCTGGGGACACCAGTCGGCCTTCGGCGTCCCAGCGATTTCAAAGCTGGGGTCTTTGACATAGTTTTCCACCTCGATGGCCGTACCCTCGGCGAACGGTTTGCAGGTCAGGGTGAGGATACCTATGACATGGGTAGCAACGGTCAGGGCTGGGCCCTGGCTCTCTGCCCCCTGGTCGAATACCCCATCCAGAACCTGGAAGTTGTATTGTGTCCCACTGCCTCGCTTGTACTGAAGCTCCATCCTGGAGCCTGCCCCGAACTGCTCATATTCCCTGGCAAGGCGGAGCATCTTCTGGACGTTTTTGAAACTGGTTTCGAGGGATGTACTGCTCCCGTCCATGACAATCTCCATCGTCACGGTGCGGTTGCTAAAAGTCCTGGCAATCATACCCTGGCCATCACGGGAAAGGTTGGGCCCCGACATAGACCGCAGCGGTGCAGGCGGCGGGAACCGTAGTGTCCGAGTTCTGACAGTCAGGACACTGCCATCGTTGAGCGCCAGCGTAGTGGTGCCATCCGTTAATGTGACCGTAGTAGCCATCAGCCTTTATCCACCATTTTGTTCAGCGTCACTGGTAACTTTCCCTATTGCGTCTGCAACAGTTTTACCATCAAGCTCAACCTTGACAATTATTGTTTGACCCGTCCGTCTTTCCAGCTCTTGTAGACTGATTCCCAGATGTGCGGCCTGTGCCTCCCAGGACGCCAGCATGGTGGCTGCTCGTTCTTTCTCTCGCGTCTCCAGCCATGCCTTGCCCGCCTCGGTCATCTCGGCTGCGCCTGGGTCGCCTGGCTGGTGCATCAACTGAATTTGAGTCCCAAACGGTTTGAACAATCCGCCAGGGCCACCGCCGAATCCGGTCGGGTCAAGGTCGAGCCGTGGGTCATCCAGTTGCTCGGCCAGTGCCTTGAAGGACTGGGTAAGAGTGTCAACTGTGACGGCTGCCTCTTCCGCCCCTTGATTTACCCTAAATATCCCACTGCGGAAGGCATCCAGCATCTCAGGTATTGTCATCCGTTGAGCGGTGAAGTCTGCAAACGCCTCGGCCCCGCCGACAAACCCCTCGGCCAGTATTTTAACCTGCCGCAGCAAGTGGTCTTCCATCCGATTCCCAACCACGCCCATGGCTAATTCCCAGTTTCCCGTCTCACTGACCAACTTCCCCACTTCCTCTTTGAATGTCCTGGTTGGGATTAGCAGTTCCTTGAAGACGTTTGTCATATCTATATACCGCTGAACCCCAGCATCCTGGACTCCTGGGAGGAGCGTCCGTTCAAATCCAAGGGCTCCCTGTACAACGGGCATTGGTAGCCTGCGTTGAATGACTGGCGGCCGTTCCAGGAGGTCCCAGAGGTTGCCGATATTCTCGCCCGCTCTGTCAGCCTCATCCCGTAATGTCTGGAGCCAGACCGTAGTGTCATCGAGTGATACCTCGGCCACTCCCTGCATACTGGTTTCCAGGCCGTCGAATTGGGCGGCAGAATCCTCGGCCGCCTTTGCCAAACTTTCCGCCATAGTCTTGGCGAGTTTGTCCATCGCTACCTGGTTTTTCTCGGCCTGTTCGGTCATATCCATAATGGAAGTCATCGCACCCTTAATGCTCGTCGTCCAGCCCTTAACGATTTCTATCGGGTTAGTTTCGCCGCCAGTAAGTGCACCCCATAGCATTTGAAGAGCTACCGCAGTGGCTACAGCCCCCGCAGCTACTAGCCCTATATTCCAACCGAACGCTGCAATCATCCCTACAGCTGACGCTATGCTGGCCGCACTCAGTGCCCCCATTGCACCCGCTAAGGCCGTGAAGCCCGCAATGGCCGCAGGCAGCATGGAAATAGCTATAGCCAATGGCCCAAGGAAGAGCGAGAACCCTGCGGATACCATGAAGATAGTTCCACCGACTGCCAGTAATTTCGGATTAAGTTTGCCGAGGATGTCGAACATACGAGTCAACAGGATGACCGAGGGTATCAATACGGGCATAACAGCCCGCCCCAGGGCCTCCCCGAAATCTCCCCAGGTATTGGTCAGTTGTTTAAGCGGGTCACGGTTGGCCTCGGCGGCTCCGCCAAATTTGTCCAGCAACAGGTTAATCAGTCCCTGGGATGTAATGCCCTTCTCGACCACGATGCCATAACGACTGAAGAGTTCAATGTTGCCAGAGAGTCCCCGTCCTACGAGGTTGGTTGCTCCAGCGAGGTCTATCTGGAGGGCGGTGCTTAAATCTAGCAGGGCGGGCAGAGCCTTCAGGCTGGCCTCATAATCACCAGAGAGGGCGACCATCTGGCCGAGGGCCCGCATCTGTACCTCGTCGCCATAGTTCGTCTTGGCCTGGAGCGCCGCCGTTGTAGCCTCAATCTCTTTTCTAACACTGGCGAAAGCGATGCCGCCTTTTTCGATGGCATTCCCCAGAACTGCCATGGCCTTTTCCTGTTCCAGTGCGGCCTGGGCGAATTTCACAGAAGCGAATATGCCAGCCGCTCCGAACGCCGACATGGCAACCCCAGCCATCCGTATCGTTCCCGAAAACTTCTTGACGGTATCCTGAAGTCCAGTAATCGCCGTTTCGGCCTGGCGGGTGTTAGCCGTTATTTTAATTTTAACTTCGTTAGCCATTCATCCTCTTACGCCCAGCGTCCCAGTTGCTGAAGTCCATCCCGTCGTAGACCATCGACTCGTCTACAGGAGCCGAGGTCCCTGTTCCTCCCTGCTCTGTATCATACTGAAGCAGGTTGCCCATCAGTAACATTTCGTGGGCGTCCTCGTTCATAAGCGCCGAGGGGAGGCATCCGTACCGCTGGCATAACCTGTCAATTAACTGAGCCCTGGTAAACTGCCAGGGGGCGTCTCCGATTCTGGGATTAAAATGCGCCCATTGCTGGAGCTCTTTGCTAAAGGGTCGGGTACTTGTCCCAAAGCCTGCATGGTCTGGGTCATTATGGCCCTGGCGAATTCCATCGGAACTCGCTCCAGCCCGTCGGGCTGTGTAGGTATGGGAGTCCCGTCATCCTCCTCTAGGTTCCACTCTAGCAGGGCGATTTTGTTGAATACCTTCATCAACTCTCGGAGCCGCCCAGTATCGGCCTTATCGCTTAGTGCCTGCATATCGAGGACCAGCCCGAACGGGATGCTCAAGTTCACCCTGACCTCTGCGTCATCCCAGTCGCCCTCAAACTGGAAGAGGGCCGTGTTTAATCGCTTAGGGATACGAAACCCTTGTTTCATCGTTAATGCACCTCTCTGTTTATTGTGGGCCGTACTAGCTCCATGTGGGGTCTGAGCCGCTCTGGAGTTCCGCAGGTACAGTCCAGGTCAGCGACCCATCTGCGCCACGGGCCAACGAGTAATCTGTGAGCAGCGCTTCCACAGCCAGGGTCTGGCCGCTGGCCGCATAGCTGTAAGTCCTGGTGACGCTCGTTGATGGTATGGTCTTGAATACAGCATGGCTCAGGTTGGAGGCGTCGTTGAAGACACCGTTGGCCGTTGCCTGAAAATCCCCAAGGAGGAGCAGCTTTTCCATGGAAGTCTTGTCGGCTCCTGTTATGTCCATGGTGTTCCTCGGCGTTGCTATGGTGCCGTTGGTGTAGCAATTAGAAATTGTCCTTGCGGCGCCTGCCGAATCGTCTACGATTAACGCTATGACGGGTGCTTCTTTCGCCATGATGTTGCCTCCTGGTTAGTTTGTTAGTCCCCGTTCTCGTTGATGTCTGAATGTCGCCTCGTTCATCTGGTCACGCCAATCCTCCCAGTCCTGGGCATTGCGCTCGGCGACCTGGGCGAAACCCTGGTTAACCACGCTGCGGCCCTGGTGGATATAGTGAGGAGCCAACGGGCTGCCCTGTACCCTGAACAACCACGGGCCCCGCTCCAATTTTTTCCAGTGCTCCCTGAAGCATTGCTGGCCGCCTTCAAAACGAAACGTAATAAACCCGTCTGGCCTCTGCTCCTCGGTGAACCGTCGGCCGCTCATGTAACGGATATACCCGACCTGCCTGGAACCGAGTTCTGGGTCGTTGCCGTCTATAGTCATATCCCACCCCTCAGCCCAGAAGCGGCACATGGCCTCCTCGCAACCCGCTGGGCGCATATGCGTTTCCTTCGGCGTGGCAATCTGCCACTGGTCATGAGTAGCCCCAGCGCTGGTTCGGATGACGGGCCTGGGTAAGATGATGTTAGCCATTAGTAGGCCGTGTCATCCTGGGCCGTTCCTCTCCGTAGCCCTACGCTCAGGGAGACATTGACGCCCGTATTCTGGAGGACTCGCAGGTAGCGCCTGACGGTGCCGCTCTTGGTCACCCGCTCGGCCGCTGGCTCCGCCCCAGTGCTGACAACTGAAAACGTCAGAATTGTCGCAAAGCTACAGCCATCCGCCGAGTCCTGGACGAATATTGCTGAGTTAGCCCCGCTCGTAATGTTATGGAGTTGGAGCTGGGCCATAGCCCCAGCTGATGTCGCCGCTCCACTGTCCACGGTGGCGCTCACTGAGCCTGCGCCAAATGCCCCGCAGGTGCCCGCTGGAACCGAGGACAGGATTTCGCCCCACTCTGGAGGGACACAATTAGTCTCGACCCTGGTAACTCCCGTCATGGAACCATCGGAGCCCTTAGTCCAGTCGTAGTTGACCTGTTTGGCGCTCCACATCTGCACGGGGTCTCCTCTGCTATTGCCCATCAGCCACATCAGGAGGACGTCGGTTCTGGGCAATCCCTTCAGCGCCGCATGGATTTGTTCGCTGGAATCGTTGAAATAATGGCCGAATTCCAGGAGCCCATCAGCACGGGTCATAACCCGTTCAACCGAGGTAGAATTGATACCAGTGACTGGAACCGTAGTCCTGGGGCTGGCCGAGTTGTTAATGGTCCCGACATCCCCAGTGGTGTCATTGCCGCCGATAAATAACTCTTGACTTAACCCTGAGCCTTTAGGCATCTATAGCCTCCAGTAACCCATCTGCAACCATACCCGCTACCGACGAGTCGGCCATCTCGGGCGGCTTCTCAAACGTCTGGCCCTCAGTCCATGATAGCTCGCCGCTCCTGTTGCTGATGATAATCGTCCCCTTGGGGAGCCCCCTGGGATTAAGGACTTTATATTGTGTTGCCATATCTCCTCCTATGCCGTAACGGTTGCCGAGTCGTCCACGATAAACGGCAGCGCCATCTCGGCCACCCTGTAAGCTGTCTGATTGATTACAATATGCCCCCAGCGAATCGTCACCGAGGCACCCTCCATCCCCGCAACATCCAGGGACATCACCGTCCCCTCGGCATCGGCGTCGCCCTCCAGGTTGCTCAGGATGTCCGCGGCAGCGATTGCCAGGGACTGCTCGGTTTCGATGCTAGGTTGATTCAGCCAGGGCTTGAGTAGCCGCAGCTGGATTGTATGCGTCTCCCTGGTGCCGCCGTCCCCGAAGATTAGGTTGGTGGCCATGGAGGTCATCTGGATACTGGCGGCTATGCTCTCGGTTAGTGGCGGCTGGGAGTAGTCGCCAATCTGCGCCATGTCTACATGGGCCGAACTGTTAACGTGCGACAATACCGCCTCTAGTGTTCCCTTCACATTAAATGCCATCAGTCTATTTTGGCCTTCAGCCGTTTAACGTGCCGTTGAAGGATGTTGCTGGCTTCCTTCTCAAGTTGGTCAGCCGTCTTGCGGAACGAGGCGTAACCCTTGAAGCTAGTCCTCGGAGCGTTTCGGCTACCCGTTCCCTCAAGCCAGGGGCCATACACGACCTCGTTGTCATGTATCAGCCCCGACAGGTTGTCGGTAATGCCCTCGATATTGCGGAGGTAATTACCCGTGGACGCCTGGCCAGGTGCGGCCTCTGCGGTTGATAAGAAAACGCCCGCTGGGCCCCGTCTCAATTTCTGGTGGAGTAATTGCTCACCGCGTTCTACCAGTTCCGTGACAGCATCCTCCACCGCCCTCCTCATAGTATGGCCCACCTTGGACTCGAAAATAGGGCCCGTTGCTTCAGCCTGTATTTGGAGGGTCATATCGCACCCGTGAGCCGTCGGCGGTAATATCCCAGGGTGTCCATGCGGAGTTCGGCCAGCCCCTTCCCCGTCAGGTCTTGCGGGTTATCTGCACCGCCAATGGTGCGACCGTATCCAGCCCGCTCCTGGTGCAGCCCTGAAAGTACTTCGGCCTGGCATAAATCCTGGATGCTGTATTCGGGTTGATATTTTGAGATGGCGGTTGCGTTAGCATGGGTGGCGGCCGTGGTGCCATTAACGCCCCGCTCGATGTTTAGAGTTCGGGATATATGAACCGCCGTGTCGTCGGTATGGCTGGCCAGTACAGACCCGTCAAACGCTCGGATGACGGTCAGGTCATTGGTTGCCACCGACACCACCAGCATCCGCTCTGAGTCCAGGCGGATTATCTCACCCGCTACGACACCGTGGGAG